GCATTATGTTCTGTCACTTGATTTTGATGTTCAATAATATGTTGGATAATCTTTGTAATTTCCGACATTTCATTGGTAATATTTTCAAGTTCGGTTTCCACTTCAGTAAGACCGGTCTTCTGTGTACCTAATTTATTAGTACGTTCTTCAACTTGGTGTTCTTTGAAATCTGGTTCAATAGATTGTTTACAAGTAGGACAGTTATCATTATGTTGGTAGAATTCAATATCTTTTTCATTCTTTTTAATATTGTTTTCAATCTTGCCTTTGACTTGAAATAAACCTTTAGATTTCTTTTCCAGTTTTTCTTTCTTATCACCAATCTTTGAGTTTAATAACTTAACATGTTTATTAATCAACTCAATATCATTTCGTAATTTGTTGTGTTGCTCTTTTGATTTACCTATTTCATCCAGTATCTTGGCAATTTCATCATCATTATGTTTTTTATGTTCTTCAATATTCTGTAGTTGTAGTTTAATCTTTTCTTCCGTCAGAGATATACCATACTTTGCTTTGGTTATATCATCTTTAAAAACGGATAGTTTTTCTTTGACCACACCATTCATTGACGAAAAGATTTGGATGTCGAGTAGGTCCTCGATAATAGTTCTACGGTCATTGGCAGATAATTGCATGAACGGAACAAATGATGCTGAACCAAGGATTACCACCTGCGTGAAGGACTTGTAGTTTAATTTGAGAATTTGTTTCTCTAGTACTTCCTGATAGTCTTTTGCAGCGGCATCTTGGTTCAGCAAAACATCATTGACATAAATTTCAAACGTATTAGGTTTAATACCACGTATAACTTTATACTGTTTTTGGCCAATATTAAAAAAGATTTCAACAACACAATCTTTTGTATTGATAGAATTTACCAATTGTGGTTTGTTTATCTTACGAAACGGCTTACCGAATAAACCAAAACATAATGCATCCAGAATAGTAGATTTACCAGCACCATTTTGACCAATAATCAAAGTGTTCTGTGACTTGGTAAAATTAATTTCTGTGAAATGAGCACCGGTAGAAAGAAAATTCTTCCACCTAACTTTTTGGAATAATATCATGCTTGTTCAGTATTCAAAGCTTCAACGTAAAGTTCTTTAAGAATGTTTTTTAATTTGGTATTATCAATATTATCTTCTGATATACCATCTACATATTTGTTTAATATAGTGATTGTATCTTCGGCTTCGTTAATCAATTCTTCATCATCAAAAGATAATTCAGTAAAGTCTTCCGCAATAGTAATGTCGATTGGATTGACATTATACAGGTTATTCATAAACTTGTCAAATAGGTACGGATTGGTTTTGTTTATAACAACCACTTTTACATAGGTATTTTTATATTCAGATAGGTCTTTACCATCAATTTCTTTAATGGTATCTACCTTATCGTCATACAGGATTTTGTGGAACATACGATTTGGATTTGGTATGAATTGTATTTCATCTTTCCAAAAATCCATTAAATGAAATCCTCTGGTATCATTATAATCTTGCCATGTGAGTTCATATGGATTACCAAGATAATAGATACCATCAGCATTTGATTTGTGGTGATAATGACCAGAAAATGTATAATCAAATTTATTGAATATAGACCGGTCTAAACCATCTTGAGATGGCATACCAC